ATATTCCATATAGATAACTTAGGTACTGCTGGAACTGGTGGAACTGCTGGTCCTAAGGACTTCAAGATCTATCAGAACAACGCTATCGATTCATTCGGTATTGAGAAGTACTGGACTGCTGGTGGTGGTAGACGACATACTTACGTTGCCTTTGATCCTACAACTGGTCTTGGTCAGCAAATTGATAACCCACTACAAGTTAACCAGAACTATCTTGTTAACGCATCTTCTGGAAGCAACATGGTTGTTTACTTACCAGACAATGCACAAACAGGTGATATGATTAGATTTGTTGAACTAAGCGGTAACCTTACATATAATACAAGTCTGATTATCAGAGCGAAGAAGATTAATAACATTGCTACGAATATTCAAGGTGATGGTTCAGGATCTAGAATCGCTGCTGGTGCTGGTCAGACATTGAATACCGCATGGGATTCAGGTGAGTTAATTATTCAGACACGCAACGCATCATTCGGTCTAGTTTATGCTGGTACGGTTGACGTTGAAGGTTCTGCTTCTGCTCAAACCATTCCTCCTGGATTAAGAGGATGGTGGTTAATCGAACTCTAAAGACATGACTGCACTCTACGATTCTATTAAAAGCATGAGAACTGCAAAGGTAGGAACTATCCTACCTTGGGGCGGTGATGGTGGTACAGGTTTCCTTCCTTCCAACATACCTACAGGATGGATAGTATGTACAGGTCAGACGTTAAAAGCTGCTGACTATCCATTACTTGCAGCAAATTTAGGTGACACCTACGGTGGTAGTATGGTTGATACTAATGGAGATCATTATCCATTCCCTTATGTTGGTTATGAGAATGCTGAGTTTAGATTACCTCAGTTATCTAATAGAGTAATGACTGACCTAGAGAATACAGATCTTAATGATCCAACGTATCAACATGGTCAGAGTGATGCTCAGTCTGTAGTAGGTGCTCTAGTTCAAGACTATGGTGAAACTGTCTCAGTTACTACAACCTATGAAGCAACATCTGATATTGATTTCACACTTAATATAGCTGGTAACTTATACTTTAAGTTCACTAACATAACTTTGTTTGCTCCTGATTTTATTGAGACAATATACACATTGAATCGTAAGTTGGGTATTAATCACACTCCTGCTCATGGTCACTCAGATAATATATTATCTACCAACGTCAACCCTACTGGTGCAATGACCTTTAGGACAGACCAAGGTATAGAGATGACTGGTTCTGCTACAGTATATTGTGCTACTGATGGTCCTAACACTTGTTCTCTTAAAGCTGCTGAACCAACATCATGGCAGAATGGTGCAACTAACATAACATTCTATGGTGATGAAACTCATGAACATACTCTACCACGTATGGATAGTTTCATGGAGTTTATAACAGACAGTTCTAATAAAGACTACTGGGGTACTACTCCTGCTGGTGAAGCAAACTGGCGTACTAATACCAATGACAGAGGATCTGGACATGGTAGTACAACATACACACAAACAATTTTCAGTAGAGGAAATACAGATCAGTTGTTAGATACTGTTCCTGTAGATACACACAAGACTCCAAATCATACTGGTTTGTTCCCAAGACCTATGGAGTATAGGTCTAGACCAAACTACTTTGGATATGATACAGGATCACCAGTAAGATCTGATGGTCTAGTAGATGATCCTGAAACTGCTGCTGTGTTTACTGTTAGTGGTTGCATACTTGATGCTACTAATAAAATTATATTACCTAGTGGTACTGATCTTAGACGACAGTATGGTACTGCACCAGATACATGGTATCAGTGGGATGCAATCATTCCATTGATGTATGTGACACCTGTTAATGTGGATGATAAGTATGACATATTAAGAGAAGGTACATATGTTCAGACAATGGAAGCTGCTGAAGAAATAGATGTTAATCCTACACCACAGTGGGAAGTAACTCTTAGTTCATCAACATTAGTTTCTGGTACATATGATCTTAGATTTAGACATGGTGCATGGCCAACTTCAATGAACTTAGGTGCAGAGAATAAGGATCCAGTTCAGTCAGCATTTAGAGCACATAATCATGGTAGTTTTGAGATACAACAGGGTATAGGATCAATGGCTGGTCCTCCATCACATACTGCTGACAATGCAGATGGTTCTGCATTACAAGCACAAAGTCTCGAAAATGCACTAAATATTTCATGTGATACTACACAACCTTCGTTAACGATGACATTCATTATCAAGGCGTTCTAATGGCAGTATTCTATAACAAAGAAAGAGCTAAGTATGGTAACTTGACAGGTCAAGTTATTATTTGGCCAGTAGAGTATGAAGGATTACCTGATGGTACTCTTAATACAAAAAATTTACCTGCTGGTTATTTGAAATGTGATGGTACAAAATACTTTGCTGAAGATTATCCACAACTAGCAGCTATATGTGGTGTGGGTCAGAACTGTAAGTTTATTAGAAAGAATACTGATCTAACAAATTTTGATACATTAACTGATTCACAGTTCATGGTTCCTGATCTTGGATCTAAGTATCCTGAACCAACTTCAGGTGCTAACTCAGGATTATATAATAATATAAGATTAAAGAACTCATTAGACAATGAGATAAGTCGTTCAGGTATTGGTATTGAAGCAGTCTCTGCTATTGGTGAGAATGTTAGAATAGATTATAGTGGATCTATTTCAGTACCAAGTCAAGAGATTGATATTAGAGGTAAACCCTCTTGGACATATGCTGGTGCAACACACCGTACAGATAGTGAAGGTGCTGAAGAGAATACTATTCATCCACACTCACACTTCCACTCTGCTGTAAGAGCAAGAAACTTAGCTTTAACAGAGACTGGTACTAATGCTCCTCAGCCTCAGGGTCAACTTGGTAGAAGAAATGCTTCTACTATTCCTATTCAGGATTGGTTGGATGGAACTACAAATAGTAGTGGAATAGCAGGAACAGGACAACAACCATGTTTTGCTATAGATAAATGGTCTCCAGGTACAGGTGGTGGTGCAACATCAACACAATTTGCACAGGGTACTATCTATTGGGGTCACTGCATATATGGTGCTGGTGATCAATACACATATAATTGTATATTGAACTCAACAATGGGTCCTATTAATAGAGGAACACTTGCTGGTTCTGCTGATGGATCTAACATAGCACGTTATAGAAACGTTGCACAGTTATTATTTGTTTGTATTCCAGGTGGCGGTGCTGTTTCTAATGATACTATAACAGTTCAACCAACATATATTCAGGGTGCTCAAGGTGTACCTGAAGATTTTCTTGGTAACAGTTTATATGATGTGTTACCACTACAAGCAAACGATTCAGTAGTTACTGGTCGTGCTACAACAGACCTAGAGAATACTGTAACAGATACAGCAGAACTACCACGGGAGGGAGGTCTTGATCCTACCATACATAATCACCGCATCGATTTGGAGAAGGGTGATCATAACTATCAGGTTAAGACAAATGCTATTGTCATTCCACCTGAAAACTTACAAACTACCATGACAATTGGTGCAGACTCATCAGTTTCAATAGATAGTGCATGTGCTCCTTTTGTTGTAATGGAATACCTAATTAAGATCTAATGACATCATCACAACTATACAGAAATGCTCGGACAGGTTTCTATACAGATCTTACCGTAGATACAACTCCAGTGGGTGCTATTGTACCCAATTTAAAGACTGGCACAAACTCGTATGACCATAACTTTGTTAAGTATGGTGCTACCACGTTTCCTAGTTTAACAGAGACTACTGGTAATGCATATCAAGTAAAAGATGATCCTGCATATACTCATCAAGGTTATTTGTATTGTAATGGTGATGAGTATAATATTGGAGATTTTCCAGGATTATTTGAATTAATTGGTAACAAGTATGGTGGTAGAGCTAGTAGTGGTATTGATGTAACAAATGGTGGATCAGGATATACAACACTACCACTTGTAGGGATTACTGCTCCTGGTGGCGGTCAAGGTGTGCAAGCAACTGCTGGTGCAGTTGTTGAGAATGGTGTAATTGTACGTGTTGATGTTGTTAATCCTGGAGCAGGATATACTTCACCACCAACAGTACAATTTACTGGTGGTAATGGATCAGGTGCTACTGCTGTAGCAAGAATTAATACTGTTGATGGTTCTATTGAAGGTATCAATACTAATAATGTAATGGACTACTGGGGTGATCCATACTTAGGAACATTTAAAGTACCTGATTTAAGAACAAGAAAGATTGTTGGTAATGGTCCTGTATTTGGTAACAACTCTCCTAACGTAGGTAACTCAACTCTTGGTGTTGGTACTACAGGTGGTGCATGGTATCTTGATAAAGATGCTCAAGATGAATACTTCTCACTTGGTAGAATAGTTACTACTGGATATGAGAATGTTGTTGAGACTGTTGAGTGTACTATTATTGGTCAACAACAGATTGATATATCAATGAGAGAGACTAAACTCTCTGGTGCTCCACAACATAGTCACACAGTATATCATACTGTACCAGGATTTAATAGTTATCAAGCAGAAGCAGGTGGTGATAGGTATCTACAAGACTATCGTGAAGGTAGAGGTAGACTTGCTAGATGGTATCCTACTGGTGGTATTGTATTCACACACAAGCATGGACTATTAAGAAGTCCTATTACAGATAATACTGTTGCTACCTATGATGTATTTGATGCATTTGGTGGTGCTGGTGGTTGTGGATCACTTAAAGATCCAACAGCATCAGCAAATGAACAGTTCTACATGGCATCAGGTGCTCAAGGTGCTGGTTCATACATATTCCAAACTTATATACCTGACCCAGTAATGAAACAGTTTACTGGTTCATCTAATATTGGTGGTAGAACAGTTAACACTGGTGGTACTCCTGTATATGATTATTCAGATGAGTGGACATATTCATCACCAGGATCATACAGCATTAACTTAGGAAATATCACAGGTACACCAGACAGATTAATATACACAGTTGTTGGTGGTGGTGGATCTGGTGCTGCTGGTAATGTTGCTGGTAATGATGGTGGCAGTAGTAGTATAGTTGTTGGTAGTGATCTTAACTTGGTCTCTGCTGGTGGTGGAGGCGGTGGTGCATCCAACGGACAGCAAGGAGGACAAGGTGGAGCTGGTGGTACTGCCACACAATCTGGTAGTGTTTCAGCTACTGGTAATCAAGATGGTCAGGATGGTGGTGCAGGTGCTAATGGTCAGACATCAGATGGTTGGCCAATCGCAGACTTTCCAAATGATCCTGGCGGTGGTGGTACTGCTGGTGTGTTTGGTGACTATGGTAATGGAACTGCTGGTATAAATCTACGTGTCGGTGGACAAAGTGGTACATATACAGAGACACTTAATAGTGATGGTACATTTAATACTCAGGGTATTAGTAATCCAAGTGCAGTTCAATTCACAGTAAGAGGTGGCAACGGTGGTACTGCTCGTGGTAACCGTGTGGGATATCAAGGTGCGGTTATGGTCATTGATATGATCGAATCACAGTTGAGTAGTTTCTCAACTGGTGGGTGGAATGTCAAAGTTGGTGGTCCAGGTCAAAATGGTGGACCTGTAAATCCTGGTCCTGGTGGAACCAATAGCATGGGTGCTAATGGTGGAACAGGTGGTACAGGACATAATGATGCTGACGGCGGTGGAGGTGGTGCTGCTGGCATGATTATGCGTGGTACACAAATTCTTGGAGGTGCTGCTGGAGGCGGTGGCGGTGGTGGAGACGGATATGACGGTGGTGCTGGTCAAAATGGTCAAGGACCACCATCAGGATATTCTCAACCAGATGGTACAACTCAACCAATAGGACCAGGTGCTGGTGGTAATGGCGGTAACTACGGATGTATCGGCGGTGGCGGTGGAGCAGGTGGTGCTGGAGTCGCTAGAAATGGTATATCATTTGGTGGACAAGGAAACGGTGGAGCATCAGGTGGACCTGGTGGTGGACCTGGTGCAGATGGAGGTCACGGTGGTGGATCTGGTGGTGTATCAGGTGTTAGTTCTTATCGTAGTGATTGGTTTAGTTTAAACTCATTCAGTCATTCACATAATGGTACTGGTGGTGTTACTCTGAGTGTCACATATAATAATGATTACTGGACCGCTGGTGGAGGTGGTGGTGGATCAGGTGGTAACTGGGGTGGATCAATACAATGGACTAACTTAAACAATCCTAGTTCAGTATCAGTCACAGTTGGTGCTGGTGGAGCAGGTGTCAATCCAGGTGGACAAACTACTGGTTCTACCTCTAGTGGTGATGGTGGATATGTTAAGATTGGATTGGGTAAGATTGTTGGATACACTGGTGGATCAACAGGTACATCAACAGGTGACATTATTGCATCAGGATCACAATCAAACACAGTATGGGATGTAAATATTGTTGGTAATGGTACTGGTACTGGTACTGCTGGCAACTTTAAACTACCAACCACACAAGTACCAGATGTTTATATTGTTGGTGGTGGTGCTACTACTGCTGCTACTGCTTCAGTAACCGTAGCATCTAATAAAGTAACAGCAATCAATTTAGATTCTGCTGGTGGTGGATACACAGAGATACCATACATCTATGTTATGAATGGAGCTGGTGGTGGTACTAAGGTTACATCCACAGTTGATGATGCTGCTGGTGTTGTTGATCAATTATTCTTAACTTCTAATAGTTCATCACAATATACTAACTACGTCAAGTTCGGTGGTCTCAGTGGTACAACTGGCACACGATACATTACATTAAATCCAGTTGACACAACCAATTGTAATTATTTCTCCATCAAGGCATGTAGAGGTAATGGTGTCAATGGTGGTAACGTACCAGAAGAAGTGTTACGTGTATACTATCAACCTGCTGACTCAACTAGTTGGACATTGATTGATACTATTATCACACCAAACTCAGTTAGAACTGATCCTATTATTGGTGATGTTCCTGTACTCAGTCAAGCATGGGATGGTGCAAGTGGTGCTACTAAATGGTATACTTATTCAGTAGCAATGCCAATTGATGCTAAAGCAGTTGGTACTAAGATAAAGATTGAACAACCACGTGCAACACCTAGTGCTGCCAATGATAATGATGCAGACAGTGACCACTATGGTATATGTGAATTCATTTATTGGAATGAAAAGGTGAGTGGTCTTGTATTTGTTCCTACTGCTGGTAAGATCAGTAAACCAGGTGTTGACTCACTAAGTTATACTGTTCAAGGTGAGACAGGTCCAGGTATTACATATAGTTCTGGTCTTGGTGCTTCTGAAGCAACGTTGACATT